AGACGGTCAAAAAATCTGTTAGCAACTGCCTCGGTAAAGGCAACACAACGTCTGATCAACACAATAGATTCCCCTGAGATAAACAGGGGGGATGATGTACGGTTAAAAGCTGCCGAATCACTGCTCAATCGAGTAGGATTAGGTAAAGAAGAAACACATAATCATAATGTACAGGCTATACATGGTGTAGTCCTGTTGCCAGCTAAGAAAGGAATGGAAATCAATGGCTAAACCATCTGAACAAGAGTTAAGAATACGATTTGTTGATGAAGGCTATGACAATTGGTTAAGTTTAGACCAGTTTTTTATTCGTGAAGGTAGACCAGATTTAGCTAAAGGGAGAAAGCTATACACTGAAAGTAAGAGAGGTGGTGGATCTGTAGGATACACTCAACGATGGAAGAACGCAAGAAAAAAGAATGGCTGAAGTATCCCTACCTCTATCTAAACCTGATGAACTTCCACGACCTATAGGTGTAATGCCAAATTGGGCATACGGCAAAACCCAGTTTAATGATCTTGACGTATATAAAAAAATAGAACCAGTATTAAAGATTGATCCTATAGCCATGCTAGGTTGGCAAAGCTATACTTCTGGAAATTTAGAAATGAGAGAAGTAAAAGAAGATGTTACAAGTAGAAGGGGGGCTTTTCAGGGAGCAAGAAATCAACAACGCAGCGTAAAATGGCGACAGGGAAAATACCCAAAAAAACAACATCGTGGCAGAGATGCTATGAACGCAGCCATGCTTGAACATGAAAAGCTTGGGTCAGTAATACCCAGAAAATTTAAATCGTCACAATACGTAGATAAGATGTTCTATACATCACGTGCTAATAAATCAGTATCAAAAGATACAATATCCCTGATTCATGAATTACGACATGCTGGGTTGGAGTTTTTAACTAAACGAACAGGTGAAGAAAGAAAGATTAAAGTTTTTAGTGTGCGAGCGTTTAATAAATATGATACAAAAGGAGAATCATGGAATAAGGGAAGAACATTTGAAGATGAAGAGGGTGTGTTTGCAATTTTAGATCGAGCAATGCAGAAAAAGTTTTTTCCAGAAACTAAATTTACTGTTGGTGGCAACCGTATAAAAGCAGCAGATATTTACGATGAACACAAAAGTGCCAGAAAAGAAATAGACAAACATGTTGCAAAACTAAATGCACTTGCTACTCAAGAATTAAACGCAATAAAGAACACATCTATATCTGAAAGACTAAAACAAAAATCTTTAGGGGGGGATGATAAATCCACTATAAAAAAGGTTATGGATTGGATACTTTCACAAAAACAACCCAATAATTTAGACACACAGATGAAAGCACTGAAAGTTGGCTAACCCAAGAGGTAGACCCAAAAAAGACCCTAACGCACCTAAAGCAACTTATAATCTGTCATCTTTAGAACGAGCCAGACGAGCAACCCAGCAAAAACTCAGGCAAAATAAAAAGATTGCAGATAACGCAGCAAAGAAAGTAAACAAGTACAGACAAAATGTTAAAAAAATTGAAGCTAACGCTAAAAAATTACAGAACGGACTTAACGGAACGACTACGAGAATTGTTGATATGGGCGATGTTAATGCCGCAGCAAGTCCTGTTGAAGATCTGGTCGAAGATCAAGAAGTCATATTTAAACCTAATAACGGTCCTCAAGAAGAGTTTCTCTCATCCTCTGAAGAAGATGTACTCTATGGTGGGGCTGCAGGTGGCGGCAAGTCGTTTGCCCTGTTGGTTGATCCTCTCCGTTATTGTCATAACCCTAATCATCGTGGATTACTTCTCAGACGTACTCTAGATGAATTAACAGAACTAATTGATAAGTCAAGACAATTATACCCAAAAGCTTTTCCTAAAGCACATTTCAGAGAATCAAAATCTACATGGGTCTTCCCTTCTGGGGCAACTATGTGGTTTACCTATCTGGATAGAGATAAAGACGTTACTCGATTTCAAGGACAGGCATTTAACTGGATTGGAATAGATGAGATAACGCAATACCCAACCCCTTACGTATGGGATTACTTACGTTCCAGACTACGTACTACAGACGATGAATTAAGACCATTCATGTCGATGCGTTGTACTGGCAACCCCGGAGGAGTTGGAGGATGGTGGATCAAAAAGATGTATATTGATTCATTTGAATACAACAAAGCTTTTCCAGCTACGGATATTGAGACAGGCAAAGAACTGCTGTATCCTGAAAGTCACGAAAAAGCTAGGCAACCGTTGTTCTACCGTAAGTTTATTCCTGCACGGTTGACCGATAATCCCTATCTGATGCAAGATGGTCGCTATGAAGCCATGCTCAGATCGCTCCCAGAAGTTGAACGGAAGAGACTTTTAGAAGGGGATTGGGATGTTGCAGAGGGAGCGGCATTTCCAGAATTTGCCAAGGAGCGACACATAGTCGAACCTTTTGAAATGCCAACCAACTGGCCCAGAATACGTGCAGCGGATTATGGATATGCCAGCCCATCATGTGTACTGTGGGGTGCAATTGATTGGGATAACAACATTTGGGTATACAAAGAGTTGTATGTTAAGCAACACACTGCTGAACAACTCGCAGACAGGATACTGGATTTAGAACATCTTGATCCTACTCCCCACTATACGGTATTGGATTCATCATGCTGGAACAAGACAGGTGCTGGACCATCAATAGCAGAGTCAATGATACGATTAGGAGTGCGTTGGATTCCATCGGATCGCAATCGATTACAGGGTAAAATGGAAATACATAGACGATTAGCAGATAACCCATTGACAGAGAAGCCTAGAATCCGTATATTTAATACATGTACTAACATAATTCGACAACTGGCAGGAATACCGTTGTCAAAAACTAATTCAGAAGATGTAGACACTAGAGCAGAGGATCACGCATATGATGCTTTGCGTTATATGTTAATGACCAGAGTTTCAGGCTACGCATCAATACATAAGAGTTTACATCACATAAAACAACAAGTTTACCAACCTCAAGATAAGGTATTTGGATATTAAAATATGAAACCCGGAAGTAAACCAAAACCGTTAAATGATATTGACCCTAATACTACTACCCTTAATCAATGGTACGAAGAGTACGCAAATCAGAGAGGAACGGATGTCAGTAAACCTAGAGATGAAATAAAAAAAATTATTGCAAAAATCACAAACGAAGATTATTTAGATAAACCTTTAATAGAATTATTAAATCTTTGGAAAGAAAAAAATCCTTTAGGTATACAGATTGAAGATTTAAATCAGCAAGGATTAAAAGAACTTGCGATGGATGAAGAAGCTGGGATGATTATCACCAAAGAAATGCGTGATAAGGTAAGAATTAGTCAAAAACAGGCAGCATATTCAGCAATAAATAACCTTTCAGCACAACTTAAATTATCATTTGAACAGTATGATATTAAAGAGGAATCAGATCTAACCAAAGGTGTACCTCCCCCTGTTGGAAAAGCTGTAAAAATAGATAAATATAATTTTAGACCTGAACTTGCAGGGCATAGATTAGCCGCCATGATGGATTTTGTTCAAAATAATCCTGAATACGCTGATGCATTTAGAGCAGCAGATATGCAACAGCATATTGGTATGCGAAATGAAGAACTTCTACAAATGTCTCCATATGATTTAAAACCAGCTACAGGTATAAAAGGAGGAGAAGTACCTTTTATTTTTATGGATAGAGGTTTTACAAAAATGAGTAAGGATATTGATGTTCCAGCAAATCCTAGAGTTTTTGCTTTGTTTCAACAACAGTTAGCAATGCTTGAAGGAGCAGGATTGTTGGATGGTCATTTACCCTATTTATGGGTAACTCCTGCACCAGATATTTACTACGATTATAAAGGTGCGTTGACAGCAGAACAAAAGGATGAAATTAAAGCAAAAAATCCTAACGCTAAATTTAAAAAAACAAATGATCCAAATTTAAAAGGAATGTCAGGTTTTCAACGAATAAGTTCAGAAGATATGAATCTTTTAAATAAAAACGCAGTGGTAAAAGTTACAACCAGTACTGGGGAAAACCTTGGAATAGTAGAAGATGTAAGATTTGGTAAAGATAATCCAAAAAGAGAAATATTTACTTTAACTGAACCAAGAGAAGTCAGACATCTATTAACCATGATCCATGATATTCTTAATATTGCTGCTGAAAAATCAGGAGAAATGCTATCTAGAGTAATGTCAAATACAGCAAATACAATGTTTAAAGTTTACGGTGGGGCAGGTGCAGGTAAAGCATCAGGTAGTCATCCAAAAAGTGGACTTATCGACTATAAACGCACAAGTGATTACATTATGAATAGTTTAACTGAACTTTTAGATACAAAAGCAGATATAAGTAAAATACAAGTTGCTGATGACGTAGATCTTGTAAAAGTTGCGTTAGGTCAAGCTAAAATTCCTACAACAAACATACTTGAAATTACTACTCCTGATGGTAGAACTGTTCCTATGACTGATGTATCTTATAAAAATCAAGTATATTATAAAAGAAATATGGATGGTAATAAAATAGTAGGACATACAAAGTCTAATGTTAGCACAGGCGAATCAATAAATTTAAAATATAATAAACCTATAGATAAATCTTCTGGATTAAAAATTGGGGATGTCTGGCAGGATGATGGTACAGGAAAAACATTAACCGAAGCAACTGTAGACCAGAAAAAATCTTTATCTGCAAACGAAAAAAAGAAAAAACG